TTTGAATTTTTCGTTAAGTTCAATTTTAACGATGCGGATCCAGCAGTAAGAAACTTTGTGCAGGCGTTCTTGAATAATGTCGATCAAGACATTGTTACGCAGATGGTAAAATCTGTGACAATGCCTTCGATGACTATTGATACTGAAGTTTTAAACCAGTATAACAAGAAACGCATCTCACAAAAACGTATTAATTATTCACCAGTAAGCATTACCTTCCACGATTCAGTGGAGGGCAGAATGCTGCGTCTGTGGGAAATGTATTATGAATATTACTTCAAAGATGGTGTCGCAAATCAAAAACTAAACGTGGGCGGAAGCACTGGTGCTGGCAACACAATACTAGGATCGTTCTTGGAAGTATTCTTGGATGCGTTTAATGGTACTGACGCACCAGAGCATCGAAAGGATCAATATCTAGACGATACCATATCTGGAACATTCACTGATAATTATGGTTATAATCTACAACGAGTAGGAAATTCCAAATACCTAATTGAAAGCATTGATATATTCCAAGTACACGGTGGCAAGTTTTCTCGTACCCGTGTCATGCACCCGCGTGTAACTAGCTTCAATCACGATACACTAGATTATGAAGATAGTAGTGGTCTTGTTGACATGCGATTTGAATTTGAACACGAAGGTGTCGTATACGCGAATATCAATGAACAGCTTAATACGAATGAACTAGAAAGATTTAGATATGGTGATTTCCACGAACTATCAAATCTTATCACATTACGTTCTCCGATCAATGGTCGGAATTTAACAGCAGCGGCGTTGGGACAATTCCCAAATGTAACCACTTGCGGCCCAGGCATGGTAACAGATTCATTTGGTGCAGTAGCAGACAACTGGCTATCATCACCGTTTGGATCAGTGGTTGGCGCAGTAGTTGGACAACGCAATATACAGCGAGTAACTGGTGGTGTTAGTGATATTTTTGCATCAATTCCAGGAGCAATTGGAAGCGTAGCAGCAACAAGCATTTTTGGTGGTACAGTAAGTTTCAACCCTGATCCAATTCAAGCACTCAAAACAACAGCAAATCAGATTAGTCGTAGTGTGGTAAATCGTTCCAGAAATAAATTTGCGGCGGGCGTTGCTGCTGTCGTGGTAGCAGGAGCAAGTGCTGTTGTATCAGGCGTTACAGCATCAGATGATGAAAATGAAGAAGATTCATTGGCGGATGGTGCAGGATAATGGCAGCTAATAGAATTTCAACGAATCTAGTTAGATATTTGGGTGCTGATGTTGCTGCAAAACAGAATAATGGCAAATTAACTAACGTAGTAAAAGATGGTCAAGGAAGTGAGATAGTACGTCCTGCTGATGTACAGCGAACATTCGACACTAATCTAGTTCCCGCATCAATCAATGTTGCAGAGTTTGATGCAGCGCAAGGTTATCTACAACAACGTGGCGCAGAACCACTTGCTGCAAAAGCAATGGCGGTTGTCATGGTAGATGCTGCTAGAGCGCAAGGCGTTAGTGTTATGTCTTTGCTGGAAGGATCAAACACAGCAACACTATCACTTCTTGAAGCGAACACATACAAATTCATTAATCAACTGCGGGACGGAACAAGTCAACTTGCAGCATCAAAGGGAGTAGATAACAGAACTAGCGTAAGGTCACGTTATCTGTTGGGATAATGGCTAGACGAAAGAAGTACGCAAGCGATACTTACACTCCAAATAATCCAGACAAGTATGCGGGTCCAACGTTGCCCCGATACCGAAGTAGTTGGGAACTCACACTTTTTCGTTTGGCCGACAATCACCCAAATGTCGTTAGTTGGGCATCAGAGCCTATAAAAGTTCCATATATAAATCCGTTGACAAGAAAATCATCAGTATATATCCCTGATATGTTACTGGTCTATGTAGATAAGAATGGAAATCAGCACCAAGAACTCATTGAAGTAAAACCAGCAAAAGAGTCAATGCTTAGTGAAGCCAAAACTAAAGGCGATAAGATGCGATATGCCGTGAACATGGCAAAATGGAAAGCTGCTGCAAACTTTTGTAAGAAACATGGACTGAAGTTCCGCGTTATCAATGAAAACCAATTATTCGGCAACAAGAAGAAGAAGAAATAATCAAAACTGATATAACGCACTCCATTAAGTGATAAATACACGTATAATGGAGGTCAATGTATGACTAAGAGTTTAGAAGAAACGTTCAATCTGCCACCAATCAAAGAAGTACTAAAGGTGGATGTAAAAGAAGTTGAAGTCAATCCTGTTGTTGAGACTGTTGAAGCCAGCGCAGAAGAAGAAACTACGCAGATTATCAAAGCACTAACTGTTGCAGAAAAGATTGACCATGCACTAACAAAAGTGGATGATCTTGATAATAATGACAGTGAAATGGATGATATTGCTAAAGAAGCACTTGAAGCATACGCAGAATTGAAAGACTTAGCCATGAATATGTCTGACGCGCACAGCGGCCGCATGATGGAAGTCGCAGCATCCATGTTACGAACCTCCCTAGATGCCAAAGAAGCTAAAATCAATCGAAAACTTAAAACAATCGACCTACAGTTGAAGAAAATGCGCATGGATCGACTTGCTGGCAATGGTGACGATACTACTGTAGACAATAACGGCATCGAATTCGACCGTAACGAGCTATTGAAGCACTTGCACATCACGCCAGAAGAATAAGGCTGTTTTATTTCTAGTATTTGATAAATACTACAAAATGAACAGAGGAATTTTTCCGAATGACAAACGCATATAAAGACTATTACTTGGTAGAATCCGCGAAAGAGTATACTTATCGCATCAAGTTTGCTGTAAATGAATTGGGCGCAGACCAGAAAGACGCATTGGAAAATGCACTGGCTAAATTCGACCTTCATTCAATTGGCAAATTTACTGAATCCCCAATTCAACAGTCACCACTTGACTTTCCAAATGTACGTAATGCTAAAGTATTTACAGCAGAAATTGTACTTGGCTATCCAGTAACAGTTGACGAGCTACGTGTATTCATCTCTGATAAAGTAGCAATCAGCCAGCAAGAAATTGCTGTATATAATTCATATGACCCGCGTGACGCATACAACATTGAAAAAGTTGCAATCACAGCAGGCAAAAATGAAGAATATGAAACTGCGCTAGGCAATGAGTATCCAGCAGATGAGAAGCCAGCGTACGGCAAAGAGTATAACGAAAACTTCCTAAAAGAACTAGACGATGCAAAGAAAGAGCGTCCAGTAGTTGAAGTTGAAAATCCCTTAATGCAAAAGACAGCAGTTGACAACACAAGTGTTGCAACACCAGACGTTGGTGAGCAAGGTGGATGGTCTGTAATGGGTGGAGACACTACTGATGGGCCGCAAAAATAAGCCGTACTCCGATAAGAGCGCGCCTTACGCTACAATGGCAAGTAAACCAGATGATTACTTGTACAAGAAAGGCAAGAAGCAGAAGCTAGTTGGTTCTGCTGATAACTCACCTGAAGATGGTGAAGAAGAATTAGAAGAAAGTGGTTACCGTTACGAACGAGAAGAAGATATTGAATTCGATGGTAACAACAGTAAAATTTGGCACTATTTAATTACGCCAGATGGCGAACGATTTACATTAAATCATTCGCCATATCAGGAGATGAGTCCTGAAGAATTTGATAAGCATGTGGAGGAGTTTCGAAGAGGCTCACTTAAGGAAACGAATATGACAGATGAACTAAACGAATTACGTAAAGCAGCAGGCCTTCCAATTGTTGAAGATTGTGACACCGACGAAGAAAAGAATGACGACGGCGATTGCAGTCCATTCACTCATGCTGATGAAAACGTTGAGATGGTACGTGAAGACTACCACGACGAAGAAGTACAGCGTTTTGTGGACATGGGTAAGCGCAACTTGTGGATTCTCTATAATGATACATCAGAAGAAGAAGATTATCCTGGCCGCACTGATGAACTACAGTATATGGAAGCTGCACTAGAACGTCTTGGTATTCAAGTGGCAGAAGATGTTGTGGATGAAGATTTCTTGGCTCCACCAAAAGATTCTGAAGATACATACGATACGGGTGAAGGACGCACTGAGCCAGAACTAGATCGTCAGACAGATTATAATGCACCGTCTCGTTATGATGGCGATGACAGTTATGATATGTCCGATGAATACCCAATTGAAGAGGCAACATACACTCGTAAAGATTTTCGTATGGTAGCAGATACACTTCAGAAGATCGAAGATCCTATGATACGTTCTGCACAAGCAGAAGAATACGCTGCAAAATTTGCAGCATCTAATCCCCGTTTCAACAAAGAGTTGTTCTTAAAAGCAGCAGGCGCTTGGACAGGAGCATCAGAACCACAACTCGGCAATCCAATGGATGAAGATGAAAATGTTCACGTTGGGCGCGAATTTGCATCAAGTGAGTTTGGTGGCGAAGGTGGCAATACACACGTTGGTCGTGAATTTGCTTCTGGTGAAATTGCAGAGCAAGGCCCAGGAGATGATGAATTTGCACATGATGAAGATGCAATGGTTGACATTGGTGATGAAGATTATGATGGCGGCGAAGACTTGTCTGACTTTGGTGGCGAATACTATGGCGATAGCCAGTACTATGAAGCCGTAGAAGAAAATGTTGTAGAAATGAACGAACTACGTAAGCTTGCAGGCATGGAGCCAGTAACAGAAGGTTGGCGCGACCCAGAAGGCGTTAACTGGAAAGAAGCTAACTTAGTTAGTCCAGACGAGTACGACGATAAAGGCAGACGCTTAATTACAAAAGCAGACCTTGAAGCCAACGGGCCAATTTATGGCGACCGTAGTGAAGTTACTGGCAGCGGTGGCGGCACTAGCACTGGTAGCGGCAACGATAATTGGGCTGAAATTAAATTAATGAAGGGTTTTCCAAACATGAAAGAATGGTGGAACGAAGATCCTAAAGACATCATGGGCGTGGTATATTGGCAGAAAAACCAACTACCACCATCAGGCGAAGCATTTGAGAGGAATTGGCAAAAAGTGAAAGCAAATCTACAAGCAAAATATCCAGCACCAGAAGGCGGACTAACTGAATCAGAACCACATAACACTGGTGACTATGATTTTATAGACTTTAAAGATGAAACTGGATACTACCTAGTTGCTGACGAAATTGGTGATCGTGTCATCTTTGGCATGAATAATGAAGTTGGTATTCCAGAGCAGTATACAGATAAAATTATTGGTCTGTTACGCGCACAAGGCTTAGAGAAGGGCATTGATTATGACTTCACTAGCTTTGCAAATCAATCCATTGGTGGTGAACCAGTTGAAGAAGACGGCGAACTACAAAATGGATACAATGATAAGAAGTATGCTGACGGAGAAGATTTCTTTCCAAAGGGATCACATCAGTCACCATCTGACGATCTTGGTCCTACAGCAAGTGGATACGGCGACAATGCTATGCAGAATCGTATGCGCAGCAAAGAAGCCGATGCAGTCTACGAAGGCATGAAGCAGAAGTATCGTAGGCATCGCTTGTCTTAATTCATAAGGAAATGCAACAAAATGGGGCTTCGGCCCCATTTTTGTCTGCTAAATACTCATATGGCTCAATTAGATAACGACTTAATCAAAAAAGCACATGCTAAAGTTCGCTTCACGAAAGAGATGGCGGACGAACTTAAAAACTGTATTGATCCAATTACAGGGCCAATGTACTTCATGGAAAATTTCATGTTTGTGCAGCACCCAACAAAGGGCAAAGTCAAATTTATTCCATACGACTACCAGCGCGAACTTTGTGCAGTATATAATGAACACCGCTATTCTATTGCTATGATTGGTAGACAGCTAGGCAAAACAACTCTTGCTGCTGGTTATCTACTTTGGTTTGCAATGTTCAAGCCAGATTCTACTATTCTTATCGCAGCGCATAAGCGAGAAGGCGCTGATGAAATTATGCAGAAGATTCGATACTGCTATGAAGAATTGCCAGATCATATTCGCGCTGGCGCAGCAGAATATAACAAAACCAGATTGACATTCGATAATGGTTCACGTATTCTTTCACAAGCAACAACACCAACTACTGGTCGTGGCCTTGCACTATCTCTCGTATATCTTGATGAGTTTGCTTTCGTGCCACCACAAGTTGCTAAAGACTTCTGGACTTCACTATCACCAACACTATCTACTGGTGGTAAATGTATTATCACATCTACGCCAAACGTAGATGATGACCAGTTCGCACAGATTTGGTTTGAGTCACAACGTACAATTGATGAGTATGGCAACAAATCAGAAGTTGGAACAAATGGATTTAAGGGATACTTCGCAACATGGGAATCACATCCTGATCGTGATGAAGAATGGGCGCGTCTTGAGCAAGCAAAGGTTGGTGAAGACCAGTTTAAGCGAGAACATGAATGCCAATTCATTTCATTCAACGAAACATTGATTAGTTCTATGGCATTATCTCAGTTGGGATTTGAAGCACGAAATGAAATTCATAAAACGGGACAGGTGCGCTGGTATGACAAGATACGAGATGGACGATCATATTGTGTCGCGCTCGATCCATCTATGGGTACGGGCGGCGATGATGCTGCCATACAAGTACTTGAGTTGCCATCATTAAAACAAGTGGCAGAATGGCAGCATAATAAGAGTACAGTTGAAACACAAATCAAAATATTGCGCGGCATACTTCTAGAGATTCATCATCGCGCACCAAAGTCTGACATATACTGGACAGTTGAAAATAATTCGCTTGGTGAAGCATGTCTTGTCGTTATTCGTGATACTGGTGAAGAACGATTCCCAGGCACATTCATGCATGACCCAAATCGCCATCTAGGCCCAAAGAAGCGCAAGGGATACAATACTACGCACAGAACAAAATTAGAATCGTGTGCTAAGTTGAAGTCACTTGTGGAAGCTAAGAAAATGGATGTACGCAGTAAGAATCTTGTGCATGAGTTGAAATACTTTATTGCAAGAGGCAATACATATGAAGCTAGTGTGGGTGAAAAAGATGACTTGATTTCAGCTATGCTATTAAACGTTCGCATGGTTCAACATATCTCGCAATGGGATGATGAACTACAAGCACAAATGACCAGTAACATTGGCGGCATGCACGAAGGCGATGACGAAGAAACCCCACTCCCAATGCTCATATTATAAGTAGTTTTTGATAAATACTGCTATAGGAGATAATATGATTAATTACGAAAAAGTTGGCGAAAAGATATTCTCTATCGTCAAAGGGCACAATCACAACCTCGTCATGTTCAATGAAGAGGGTATGGAGACAAATGATGCCTCAGAAGCCCGCCGCTTCTTTGTAAATAAGCCAAACTATATGATTACTCTTGACGCTGAGAATCGCAAGATCAAATTCAATAAGAATCGCCACGTTACACTAGAAGAAATTGAAAGTGTAATGAAGCAGATCAAGAATCTTGCTACAACCAACATGCTCAAGAATGAAGTTCAAGTATTTGGCAAAGAAATTACTCCCAAAGATTTCGCATACCAGGCAACACAATTTAAGGAAGCAAACATGAATGACATTAGCGAAGCATCCCTATCGCGTATGAGTGGCGTTAAAAAGACAAGCTACCAAACACTAGAATCAGTTAAGATGGTTGTACGCCATCGCAAAGAAGTAGATGAAGATGTACGTGGCTCACGTAGTCGCCAAATTTCTGCAATCTTTCTAGAGCAGGCAGGCGAACGTTTTCGCTTCCCACATAACCATCTAGCAGGTGCGCGAGCAATGGCTCGCCATATGTACGAAGGTGGTAACATGCAAGACGCACTCGGTGAGTACATTATTGAGTCTGTAAGCAACGTAATTAAACTTAGTGAGTTTGTACGTTATGCACGTTCAAACAAGCTAATGAATGAAGCTAACGAAGATGTTGTAAAGACAGTTAAAGAAAACATCAACACAATACGCACTGAAATTAAGGGATTAACTGGTGCTAAGTCATACGCAAAAATGAGCGAAACCATTCTTGCCCGTGAAGCTAACGTACTTGAAGAAGATGATACGACTGATCTACAAGATATGTTTACAGTTCGCAAGTTCGATGAGAAAATCACTGATACACTTCCACTAATTAAGCGACTAATGGACAACAAGCAAACATGGCGCGATGCCATTCTTGAAGCAAGCCAAGTAGAGATTGCAATTTCTGAAAAGACTGAACTTTCAGAAGACGATATGTTTGAGTTTGAAAATCCAGTGCAACAAATGGGTTACAAAGTTCGTGGCATTGCAGAACGAATGATTGGTGAATCTGATCTTTCTGTTTTTGTTGGTAAAGTAGCAGGCAAGCTTATCGAAGGCGCTGGCATCAGCGACTTTGAGAAGAAAGTTGTTGGCAACGTCCTAGAGAACGCAAGAATTCGTGAAGAAGAATGTGTATGCGAGGGTTGTGGAGAAGTAACAGAAGCTTGCAAATGTACACCATCAGATGTTATTGATATAATTTCTGACTCATTTGAACTCAAGATGAAAATGCTTGAGCATGAAGATATTTTCAATGAAGACGAAGATCAGTGTTCTGAGTGTGACGGCGTTGGCGAAGTGTGGGGCAAAGCTTGTGAAAAATGTGGTGGAGAAGAAGCACTAGAAGAAAGTGAAGGCGAGAAATGTATTCGTTGTCGTAAAGGCACAATGCAGTACGGCGACACTATGATGGGCCCTGCAAAAGAATGTGATCGTTGCAACTACCAACAGCAAGTAAATGAAGATGATTGGGACGATGAAGTTCGTCGTGGCGAAGCTGCATCAGGCGCAACAGGTATGGGCTATCCAGACGATACAGTTGGCATGGACGTTGAGCGACCAGATTGTGATGATTGCGACGGTACTGGAATTGGCTTAGATGATGTATCAGATTGCTACACTTGCAACGGTACGGGCAAAGTAGAAGATGATTATGATGATTTTGATGGTCAACCATCTGAATACGACGAGTGGCAAGATTACATGGGCGGCGATGACTGGGATCAAGGACAGTTCGATGAGTCGCTAAATGAATTGAGGAAAGCAGCAGGCCTCCCAATTGTTGAAGGTTTGGCTGATGCAGATGAGGATGTACTGCAAAAAGTTGAATGCCCTGAGTGTGGCGATTGGTCAATGGAATTCCAGGGCCAGCGCGGCGATCACTTCGATTATGAGTGTAACACTTGTGGTGAGGAAAAGACTGAATATCTACCTAAGACTGATGCACAGTATTGCCCTGATTGCCAAGGCACAGGCATGGCATCAGACACCATCTTTGATGATCCTTGTTCAACTTGTGGTGGCGAAGGGGCTGTATAATTTCCTCGATAAAGCCCTTCCTCATTTAAAATTTGCTAAATAATAGTATCTGTTAATAAAGACTTGACAGATTTTGTTAGAACGTGTATAATATGTAAATATTATGCGTTCAACCCAATATAAAAATAATGCAGTTATATTGGGCAACATGGTACGCATTCAAAAATAATAATTATGGAGTAATAATCATGGCTACACTAGCAGAAATGAGAGCAAAACTTAAGGCTCTCGAAGATAACAAAAATACCAAACGTTCAACAGGAAGTTCACTCGTCTACCCATTCTGGGAGATTCCTGAAGACTCAACAGTACAAATCCGCTTTTTACCTGACGCTGATCCAGATAATACCTTTTTCTGGAAAGAGATTCAGATGATTAACTTGGAATTCCCAGGTGTCAAAGGCGGCGACGAGAACAAGAAAGTTTATCTTAAAGTACCTTGCGTAGAAATGTGGGGCGATACTTGTCCTGTTCACGCAGAACTACGACCAATGTTCAAAGATTCCTCTCTTGAGGAAATTGCTCGTAAGTACTGGAAGAAACGTTCTTACATTTTCCAAGGACTCGTAATTGATAGCCCATTGAACGAAGATGAAGTTCCAGAGAACCCGATTCGTCGTATTAATCTAGGAAAGCAGCTTTACAACATCGTGAAGAATGCGTTGATGGATCCTGATATGGAAAATCTACCAACAGATTACATCAATGGAATCAATTTCCGCATCACCCGCACCAAGAAAGGTACGTATAACGACTACAACACTTCTAGCTGGTCACGTAAAGAGACTGCTCTTACAGAAGAACAGCTAACAGCAGTTGATACAAATGGTCTAGTTACACTTACTGATTGGATGCCAAAGAAGCCAACAGCAGAAGGTGTGCAAGCTATCTTTGAGATGTTCGAAGCTTCATTGGAAGGTGAACTTTATGATCCAGACCGCTGGGCTGCATACTATCGTCCTTGGGGACTTGAGTATGACGGCGCTGGCAAGCAGGAGACAACTGAATCTACAACAACAGCAGCAAAGCCAACAGTTTCACCAAATGTTGACCGTGTAGCTAATCTTTCTGTTAAAAAGGAAGAGGTAGTAGAAGAAGCAGTAGAATCACCAAATGTTTCTACAGCATCAAGTCAAACTGCACAAGACATTCTTGCTAAGATTCGCAACCGCGACAACGCATAATGATATAGGGGCGAGTTCTTCTCGCCCCTTTCTTTAAACTGGAGAATAAGAAAATGGTAAAACCATTCAATCCCGATAAATTTCGGAAGGGAATTACAAAAGCACTCCCTGGAGTTGCTGCAGGATTTCACGATCCCAAAACATGGATAAGTACTGGCAATTTTTGCTTGAACTATCGCATTTCTGGTGACTTCACCAGAGGTATCCCACTTGGTAAAGTCGCGTGTTTGGCTGGCGAAACTGGTTCTGGCAAAAGCTTTATTGCTGCTGGCAGCATGGTACGCGAAGCACAAAAGCAGGGGATTTTCGTTGTGCTGCTTGACTCTGAAAATGCACTTGATGAACAATGGCTACAGGCAGCGGGCGTAGATACTAGTCCAGGCGCGCTTTTGCGCATCCTCGTTAGTCAAGTTGATGAAGTTGGTAAAATTCTTGCTGACTTTACAAAAAGTTATGAAGCTGATTATGGGAGCCTTGATGAAGATGAACGTCCAAAAGTTCTCTTTGTAGTTGACTCTCTAGGTATGCTATCTGACCCAACGGCAGAAGCACAATTCGAAAAGGGTGATATGAAGGGTGATTTTGGCCGCAAAGCCAAAGCACTTTCAGCACTTGTACGTGCCACAGTTAACCGCATCGCAAGATGGGACTTTGGTTTCGTAGCAACAAACCACACATACGCATCACAAGATATGTTTGATCCTGACGCTAAGATTAGTGGCGGCATGGGCTTCATTTATGCCAGTTCTATCGTTATCGCTATGGGTAAACTCAAACTCAAAGAAGATGCTAACTACGATAAAGATTCCAAAGTCCACGGAATTAGATCATCATGTAAGATTATGAAATCTAGATATGCAAAACCGTTCGAATCTCTCAAAGTTAAAATTCCATATGATACAGGAATTGACCCATATTCAGGTCTATTCAATATGTTCTATGAAGATATGGGTATTTTGACAAAGACGGGCAATATGTATAAATATGTTTCACCAGCTACCAATGAAGAAGTAAAATACTTCAAGAAAGGCTGGCAAAGTAATAAAGATGGCTGTCTGGATCAATTGATGGCAGATTTTGCAGATATTAAGAAAGACAAAAACTACAATATCGAAGATCATGCTGCTCATAACGATGAAGAAACAAGCATCGAAATTATAGAGGAAACATCGGAAAGGAAAGAAAATGAGGGATGATTTTATAATTGAATTGTGGACACGATTGAAAGATTTGGTTCCACAGAAAGATAGACTAGATGCTGCTGATGCGCTTATTTGCATTTGTGATGAATATGGATATGCAGATGGAATCGAACTACGCGCCGACTTAGACAAAGAACTTCACGCGGCCGTAAACACATACTTCGGTGAAGAGGATCTAGATGATCTTGAAGAAACACAGGATGAATACTACTAATGAAAGTACTAATTGAAAATTTTATCGAAAAAATCGAAACAGGTGATGGAGGAAAAGCATTGGAAGCAGTTGATCTTATTCTAGAGAAACTTGGTGATGATGTGGACTTAATTACTGAGATTTGTGATCCAGCAATAATCACAAATCTACATGCAAAGCTAATTGAGCATTTGGATGTAGCTCCGCGAGCAATGCAATTGAATCGTCGTTTTCCAAACGCGGGCGTTCGCGCACTAATGTTTACAAAAGCAATGCGTAATGGAATTTCGCATTCAATAAAAGTCGCAGAAGCAGAAGCAGAAAAGGCCGTTTTGGCAGAAAACGCTGTTCTGGTCAAAACAGAAGACAAAGCAAGAGACTAATATGTGGTACAATAAGGTTGTAAAAGACTTAGGCAATATAGCTGATGCTATCGAGTATTTCGAAGCAGAGCTAGAACATGCCAAAAAAGTTGACCTCAGTCTCAAGGGGCGGCCATTAGAGCGTATCTCGGCTGAAGTCCCTGGGATTGTTGAAATGCGTTACAACCAACTACAAGAGATTGAAGCAATACTTGAATTTCTCAATATCAAACTACAAAGAGTTCGCACCGAAGCGTTTCGCAACTACTTAGAACACAATGATAGAGCATTGAGTTCTAGGGATGCGGGCATATACGCAGACGGCGACTCTGATGTAGCAGATATGGCAACACTCATAAATGAATTCGCATTACTGCGCAATAAATGGATCGGCCTTCACAAAGCTATCGAAGCCAAGAATTTCCAAATCAACAATATCGTCAAGCTCCGAACCGCTGGACTGGACGATGCGACAATAATGTAAGCACCTTACAAGGTGAAAAACACCTTATTATCCTTCCTATTTTTACCCCTATATAAATCAACGACTTACAAGTGGGTTACACCGTTGATATCCTTACAAAAACGAAAATAATTGCAAGTGCTTGATATCCTTAGGAATTTAGTTTCTTAAAAGGTTGCAATTACCTATGGTTCCTGTATAATGTGTATATAGATTGAGATTAAGCACTTACCCACATAAGGACTTACAAATGCTTGCACAAGTTGAAATTAAGAATGGCACGTACCGCAACCAAGATGTTGTTGGTATCTTCGAATTGGTCAAAGAATGGAAGAAAGGCAAGAAGGGTGGTTTCGTTACTGTTCGTAGTGACAAAGCACTTGAAAAGCTTGGTGCTGGCCCGAACGCTGACGTTCGTATTAACGTCAAATCCAAAGACATTAAGATCATTGGCGAAATCGCTGGTACTTACACTGGCCCCGCTGGTGATGCTAAAGACGCTGCTCCGATCTTCCATGAGACAGACGAGCAGACTGTTGAGCGTATTACTGAAACTTTCGAGTACATCGAGACTTTGACTTCTGCTGCGCAGAAGAATCAAATTACTGGTCTTATCATTTCTGGCCCTGCTGGTGTTGGTAAGTCGTTTGGTGTTGAAACGACGTTGAATCGTTTGAACTTGCAAGCTATGCTTCGTGAGAATGGTTCTGAGAAGTTTGAAATCATCACTGGTGGTACTTCTGGAATCGGCCTGTACCAAAAGCTTTGGGAGTGGAGAAAGCCTGGTAACGTTTTGGTATTCGATGATTGTGACTCTGCACTGTTCGAAGAAATTCAGTTGAACATGCTGAAAGCTGCAATGGACACGAAAAAGAAGCGTAAGATTTGCTGGTTGAAAGAGTCTACTGCACTTGACAAGTCTGACATTCCGC